GAGCATCTTCGTGGTATGCTAAAGCCACCTAAGCCTTTTGTGAGAGAGACAATTAATTATCCTAGCCACACAACAGTTGGATTTGCTGTTTGTGCTAAGAAGAAGGATAATGTATACACTGGTGACAGTATTGTGGGTATTGGAACAATGCATAAGTCTAACGCAGTGCCTATTTTTAATGATAAGCAGGCAAAAGATTTAGCTACTATGAGAAGAGGGTAAGATGAGTAAATTTACATTTGTATATGAGTTGAATGACATCTACAGCAGTGAAGTGACCAATAAGGTTACTTTAGAAACTAATGCTACTACATTACACGAAGTCCTTGCTGAATTTGAAAACTTTCTCAAAGGCGCAGGTTATTCTTTTGAGGGGGTATTAGATTTTGTAAATGAGGATGAGTCTTCTTTTTACAATTCTGATAATTCAAATGTGCAGGCTACTCAATGGCCATTCCCTTTAGAAGAAAGACCTAAGTAATGAGAACTGTGTATGTTTTAGAGTCAAAAGTAATTGATAAAAAAGGCAGAGAAAAAAATGCTCAGTTTTTAGGTGTTTTTAAAACAATTGAAGAAATAGAAAAAACTAAACAAATGGTATTGGAAAAAACTAAAAATTTAATCTTTAATGTTTATGTTTCAGAGAGCTGGATTTAATAAATAAAATTATGCCTACATATACTTTTTGTGATACAAAGACAGGTGAAACTTTTGATTCTATGATGTCTTGGAAAGAAAGAGAAGTATATCTTAAAGAAAATCCTCATTTAACAGCCGTTATCACAGCAACAATGCTTGGTGACTCAGTCCGCCTTGGAGTTAGGACAGTCGATAACGGTTTCAGAGAAGTTTTGTCCAAGATTCACAATTCTCAACCGAAGAGTAATCTTGCTGACAAACTGTCTAGACGATGAATAAAGTGAAAGTAAATTTAACTCCAACCACAAAGGCCTACTGCTTGCAGGGGCCTTTTTTACTTTCTAAAGAGGGTATAGATGGCAAGAAAACAAGCTTTATCAACCAACAACAACTCCCATCAACCTAATCTATCGGTTATAAACAATAAACTAAAAATACAGATAGATGATCTCAAAGTAATTCAACCCCTTACACTTAATCAAAAAAGGTTTTTTGAACAATATAAAAATTCTAAAATATTACTTCTTCATGGTGTAGCAGGAACAGGGAAAACATACATAGCCCTCTACAAAGCACTCGAGGAAGCTTTAGAAAAACCAAACACAATTAAAAAAGTTGTCATAGTTCGGTCTGCAGTTCCTTCAAGAGAAATTGGTCACTTACCTGGTGATGAAAAGGAAAAGTCAGAAGTATATCAACAGCCTTATATTGAAATCTGTACAAATCTATTTGGTAGAAAGGATGCATTTCAAAGACTTCAAGAACAACATAATATAGAATTTATGATTACTTCTTTTGTAAGAGGGATCACACTTGAGGATTCTGTCATCATTGTAGACGAGTGTCAAAACATGACAGACATGGAACTAAATAGCATAATAACTAGAGTTGGAAATAGATCTAAAATTATATTTTGTGGTGACTTCAGGCAGACAGATCTTTACAAAAAAAGTGATATGTCTGGTCTTAAAAAGTTCATGGTGATTGCTGATATGATGCCGTCTGTAAAAACAATTGAGTTTCAGATTAGTGATATAGTTAGATCTCAATTAGTTAAAGAGTACATTCTAGCTAGAATGGCTTATGAAGAACAATACGGAACATAGGAGAATAAATGAAGTTAACTGAAAATTTTAGTTTAGCAGAAATGGTTAAAAGTGAGACAGCTCTACGGCAAGGGCTTGAAAACACACCAGGAGACGAAGAGATTGCCAACTTGCAGGCTCTAGCAGAAAACGTTTTGCAACCGGTTAGAGATGCATTTGGCAAGGGTGTGAAGGTAAATTCTGGCTTTAGACATCCAGATGTTAATGCTGCTGTTGGTGGTTCAAGAACTTCGGATCACTGTAAAGGACAAGCAGCTGATATTGAAATTCCTGGTATCGCTAATGCTGATCTCGCTCAATGGATTGTTGATAATTTGGAGTTTCGTCAGGTAATTCTTGAGTTCTACACACCGGGGGTACCTGATTCTGGTTGGGTGCATGTTTCTTATGTTGCGGGTGATAATAAAAAGCAAGTACTTACCGCAATGAAAGAAAACGGAAAAACCGTATATAAACCTGGACTGATAGCATAATTGAACTTACAAGTATTTAATCACATACATCATGATTTTCCAAAACTGGAACGCTCTACCACAGATGGTGTTCGACTCTATAAGACGCCATCGGGTAGAGCCTATCCATCCGTCACAACAATTACATCTCTGCTTAGCAAAGATTCCATCAAAGAGTGGAGAGAGAGGGTTGGGGCAGAGGAAGCAAACAAAATATCAGCCAACGCTTCAAGACGAGGAACTAGAGTACATAGTTTATGTGAAGACTACCTCAAAAACAAAACCCTCACAGTTGGGTTTGAAGACAAGCAAATTTGGAAAGACATCAAACCTTTTGTTGATCGCATAGACAATATTCATGCTCTCGAAAGTCCTTTATATTCTAATCACTTAGAGGTAGCAGGTACGGTTGACTGTATAGCAGAGTATGAAAATGAATTAGCTGTAATTGATTTTAAAACATCATCAAAGCCAAAAGAGAGAGATTGGATTAAACACTACTTTATGCAGTGCTCCGCTTATGCGGTAGCATTTGAGGAAATGACTAATGTTCCAGTCTCTAACATTATAATTATAATGGGTGTGGATCATGAGGGTGCTTTTGTGTTTAAAGAAAAAAGAGACGATTGGGTTGATGAATTTAAAAAGTTAAGAGAGCAATACAAACTTCAATTTGGAAACTAATGAAAAACATTTTATCGTTCTTACTCTTTTTGCCCGTTAGTTTATATGCTAATGAAGAAATTGTTTCGTTTCCTGTTGCTTGCTACAAAGATGTAAAGCTCGTATCAAGGGTAATTTCTCAATACGGTGAAAAAGCATTTGTTAAAGGTACAAGCACCAGATTGACCGAACAAGATGTCCCTTTTAAAAATGAAGTTATAATGTTTGTCAACCCAGAAACTAAATCTTGGACATTAGTTGAAATAACTAAAGATAGAGATTTTTGTATTATAGGAGCTGGGGATAATTTAATTCCTGCTAAATAACTGTTGACTTTCCTGTTGACCTGTCGTATTATCTTTTATGTGGCCCCTACAAATAAGGATATGTTATGGTTATTGATTGGAATAAACTTGAAAAGAAAGAATTAAGAAAGTGGTTAATTGAGTTATTAGCTGATAAACAAGTTGAACTAAAGTTTGAAAAGAAAGATGGTTCAATTAGAGAAATGACTGCAACATTAAAAGAAGACTTGGTTATTGCTTATGATAAAAAGACTGATAAGGAAAAGGTAGTTAATGAAGATGTTTTACCAGTCTTTGATGTTGTAAAACAAGAATGGCGTAGCTTTAGATTAGATTCATTAAAAGAAATAAACCATAAATAGTTTTTACGATCGTATGAAGTTGATTGAAAGGTGTTCTGGACGGGGGTTCGATTCCCCCCACCTCCACCATAAACATATTGTATAAACGCATGAGCAGGTTTAGCACTACCGCTGGTTACGTATAGAATCGTAAGTGAGTGTAGACAGTATGTTTTTGATGGGGGTGACAAGGTTTCGACAGGACAAAGAGTAGAAAAATGGACGATCCGTCACCAGATAGACGTTAAAAGTGAAATGTAATAAATGCAAACGATGAAAGATTTGCACTGGCAGCTTAATCGCTGACCGGAGTTTTTCTGGCTGAACTTGGCAACAGAATCAACCAGAACGAATTAGTAAGTCCTTGCCTGGTAGCTATTTCCCAACCCTACTTGGTTGGCTGTAAATAGTTTTGATGGTGACGAGCTGATGTGGAGTTGTTAACTTTAATTTAATCAAAGGAAATAAAATGAAATCATTTATTGCCGCTCTTATTGCTTCAACCTTTACAATCACAGCTTTTGCTCAGGCTCCTGCTAAGCCTGCAGAGAAAAAAGATGCACCAAAAGCTGAAGTTAAGAAAGATGCACCTAAGAAGGACGAAAAGAAAAAGTAATTTTTAAAGGTTTGGGTGGACCTTAAAACCACCTGTTTTTTCACACACACACAAAGGAGAAAATTATGAGTAACATGACGCCGTTTGAAATACGCCTTGAACTTCTCAAGATGGCTAGAGAGATGTTAGGAGATGATTATTATGGTAAACGTGAAGTTATATCCAACCAATATGCAACCGATGTTGACGTTGCTAGAACTAAGGGTGAGGAACCACCTAAGCATCCAGGTTTCCCATCTTTCCCGTCAGAACAAGAGGTTATCGCTAAAGCACAAGCGCTGAATACTTTTGTTTCTAATCTTCCTACAGAAAGTAAGAAGAAGTCGTCCTGATGGATTAGGGGAGCTTTTGCTCCCCTTTTAACAAGGAGAAGTAAATGTTAAAATACATTTCAAGAACTGCAATGGTAATTGCAATATTGATAATTTTTACAACACTTGGGATAGCTGGTCAGTATTACAACGATTCGAATACATTAATTAAACCAAAATTTAGTCAGTTAACACCTGAAATACAAAAAGAAGTTTCTTGCCTTGCTAGTAATATATATTTTGAAGCAAGAAATGAACCGATGGACGGACAAATAGCAGTTGCATTTGTTACCATTAATAGAGTAAATTCACCAGACTTTCCAGACACAATTTGTGATGTAGTTAAACAAAAGACTAAGACTGTCTGTCAGTTTTCTTGGTACTGTGAATCAAAACCAAAAGGGCAGCACTATAACATGCTATTGACAAAAAACAACACTTCAATGTATAATCAAGTATTGGAAACTGCTATCTATGTTTATGCTAATCAAGATAAGATAAAGGATCCAACCAATGGCTCTTTATACTTCCATGCTAATTACGTTAAACCAAATTGGAAACACTTAGATAGATATGCAGCAATTGGTAGACACATATTTTACAAAGAAGGAAACAACAATGATGGAAAATGAAAAAATATTTACCTTATCTGTAACATCAGTAGTATTAGCTGCTATTTTTGGTATCTCAATATACCACATCAACGATCGTGTGTTGATGGCAAATAATGTTGAAAAAGCAATAGCAAAAGGAATAAATCCAATGAGTGTTAGATGTTCATATGCCCGTGGTGATGATCCTATCTGCATTGCATATGGATCTAAAGCAGAGGACTTTTTGCTACATCCAGTAAGTAGTAAAAAGTAAATATGCCAGAAGACATTAATGATAGTATTTTAATTACTAAAAGATTCAGAAGTCCAACAGAGTTTTCTCTTTATATTGAAGAGAGAGTTTCTAAAGAAAGAATTGGCTATATGGATGCAATAATTGATTACTGCACCACCAATGATGTTGATATTGATAATATTGGTTCTTTAGTTACAAAAACTTTAAAGGAAAAGCTACATCTTGAAGCAGTAGAGAACAATATGTTAAAACCAAAGGGGCGTTTGCCCATATGACATCCATGACACCTTTTGATGTCTACAAATCATATCTCGCGTTAAGGTTACATTTTACAACAGACCAATACGATGTAATTAAACAACAAGGAAGGGTGAAAGCTTCTAAGCAAGCTTTCTTTAAGAGAAAGGATTTGTTTGCAATTAAAAAGATATCAGAAACAATGAAGGACAAAGAGGTTGTAGATTTTTTGATATCAAACTTTATTAGTGGTGATCGGTGGGGTGGTATATTTGATTTAGAGTCAAAAAAGAACTACCTCGATTGGAAAAAAAGAATGGAATCTATAAGTTACGTTTTTGATAAGGAAATTGCACTTATAGCTTTAAAAACTGATAAGTACCAACCAGACTTTTCGTATGCATTTCGAGTAAATAATAACGAACACCCGTTGATTTTAAAGATGTATTTGAGTAAAATAGTATCTATAGAAACTTTGGTAATCTTAAATAAACTAAATATCTTTGTAGATAAACTTGATATGGATCTAAAGGATGACATTATGTGGCCTGATGTATCTAGATTAATTAAAAAGTACTCGCCTTTCCTTAACATCAACAAAGAAAAATATGAGTCAATCGTTAGAGCAAGAGTTGGACACTGTACTTGGTAGGTTAATGCAGATAGAAAAAGATATGGTTATTTTACAAGAAAACCAAATGACGCTATCTGAACAACTAAAAGAGACACAAAGGTACCTTATTAAAATTGCTAAGAATCATTCGGAGATCTCTAAGCGTCTAGCTTCTTGGCCATTCATTGCCGTTGAGCGTGGAGAGGATGCGTAGTATAGTAAAATGAAGAAACAAAAGTTTGATAATTATGATCGTGAGAAAAAGATTCACAAGGTTGTAAAAGGCAACAAACAAAATAAACACAAAAAGAATCTTCAAAAATATTATGAATTAAGTGATGAGTCGCACTTAGATGATGTTAGAAGTAAACCGATACGTTAATACGACTTATACTTTTTATACACTTTTATACGGAGAACAACTATGGCTATAGATTTTAGCGCATTAAAAAAGAATCGTGGTAATTTTGAATCGTTAATGAAAGAAGTTGACAAAATTGCTACGCCACAAAGCGAAGGTGCTCAAAAAGACGAGCGCTTTTGGCAACCCGAAGTAGATAAAGCTGGTAATGGTTATGCGGTGATCCGCTTTCTGCCTCCACCAAAAGGTGAAGACCTTCCCTGGGTTCGAATTTGGAACCATGCTTTTCAAGGTCCCACTGGAAAGTGGTATATTGAAAACTCTTTAACTACTCTCAACAAACAAGATCCAGTTTCTGAAGTTAATACTGAGTTGTGGAACACTGGCTCCGAAGACAATAAAAACATTGCTCGCAAACAAAAGCGTAAGCTTGTTTACATCTCCAACATCTACATTGTTAAAGATCCGGCTCACCCTGAAAACGAAGGGCAAGTAAAGCTCTTTAAGTTTGGTAAAAAGATTTTTGATAAGATTAAAGATGTAATGCATCCAACCTATGAAGACGAAGAGGCAATTAATCCTTTTGATTTCTGGAAAGGTGCAAACTTTAAGCTTAAGATTCGTAATGTAGAAGGGTATCGCAATTACGATAAGAGTGAGTTTGATGCTGTCGAAGCAATGCTAGAGGATGACGATGAGCTTGAGTCAATTTGGAATAAGCAACACTCACTGCAAGAGTTTCTAGATCCAAAACATTTTAAGAGCTACGAAGAGCTTAAAGCAAAGCTTGAAATGGTTCTTTCGGGTTCTAGTTCAGTAAGTAAAGCAGAGGATGTTGATTTGGAAGAGTCAGCACCAGTTGCAAAAGCTAAACCAAAATCCAAACCACCCGTCGACCTGGATTTGGATGAAGAGGACGAGAGCTTAAGTTACTTTGCTAAACTTGCAAATAGTGATTAGTAAGTAGCAACTCTATCGTTGTATTTGTCAAGTGCAGAGCCTCGGCTACCTGGTCGAGGCTCTCCTTTTATTGGCACGTATGTTGTTTGTGAATTGTTGCTAACATTATTCATTATAGCTGTTTGACCACTTTTAATACTAGACATTTCGTCTCTCATTGTAGCATTTTCACTTGATGTTTTAGAAACCTCATAAGACATTCCTTCGGTTACTCTTTTTCCTCTTGTGTTTTCTTCTTCATTTTGTCTAGCTCTTAGTTCTTTTATCTCTGGCATGTTCATTATTTCACGCCTAGATTTTCCTTCTAATTTACCTTCAGCCTCTAGCTTACCACGCAACTCAGTATACTCTGCCTGGTGTCTTTTACTCATTTCAGGAGATTCAGCTTCTGCTTTTTGAGCATCTTTACTTAAAACCATTTTTGTTGTCGTTGATCCACCACCTGTGACCGTAGTATCGGTAGTAGTCTTAGTTTTTTCTCCTGTAACTTTGGACTTTGTCTTAGCTGGAGATATCTCTTTGTCATCATCTTGCTCATCAGCCTCTGCTTTAGCTTGTCTTGCTTTTGCTTCACTAATACCTGGAGCTTTACTTAATTGTTCTACTTCTTTTTTCTTTGCATCAATTATTTTTTTATATTTGTCATCAATGGCTTTAAGTTCTTTTGGATATTCTGGATCAGAAGGATCATCAATAAATCCTTCTGGATAGTTTTTTCTGTCCCCCGCTAACTTCTCACTTACCTTAGCCTTCTCATCGCGATAATCTTTATAAATGCCTTGGAGCTCACCTTGTGCCATTTGAAGTTGTTCAAGATTTTCTTCAGCTTTTATTGAAGACACACCCCCAGAAGCTTTTTTTATCTCAGCCTTTGCAAGTTTAGGAGGAGGGGGGGGAGGGGCAGCTGGTGCTTCTTTTTTATCAAATATCCCAGCATCTTTAGCTGCTAATGCAGCATCAATACTAACTGAAGCAGCCGTGCCTACAGCTGGTATTGTCCCAGCTAACCCAGAAGCTACTTCCATGCCTGCACCAACAGTATCGCCCTGCATTAATCTACTAGCACCAAAAGCAAGACCAGCAACAGCTCCCACAACAGGTATTTTTTTAAGTAATGACTTACCTAATCCTTTAGCACCTTGTTTTGTATTTTTTTTATCTGGGCCTTCTGGAAGACCAACAGCAGGTTTACCTCCTCCTATACCTAAGTCTATACCAATACCACCACCTGCAGCAACATTTTCAGCCGTAACCTCGTTAAGCTTTTGAAGTTCCTTTAAAACTTCTTTTTGTGTTTTGTTATCCTCTTGATCTAATTTTAATTGTTCAGAAGACCCCTCGAGAATAAAACCTATTTTTTTAAGTGTGGATAATGACTCAGTTGTTGTGTTTAATAATTCATTAATAGTTTGGGTTTGTTTCTCGGATTCATCCGCCATTAATTCAGCTGGTGTGTTTCTTACATTGGCACCATCCTCTAATCCAGCACTACCAATACCAGATGGAGCAGTACCCATAATTCCTTTTTTTACAAATAAAAAACTATCTCTAAGTTCACCTTTAAATTTTTCAAAATCTTCTTTTAAAGAAAAAGGCTTGTCATTTATCAAAGACTGATTATTTTCTTTTGGTTTTTTAAATCCCCTAAAGCTAACTACAAGCTGTTCCAGCAATTCATTTGTTCTAGCTGAATCTTTACGTCGGCCCAGACCATCTTGTTTGATTTCTTTGAGTAGTTCTTGAAAATTATCCATTTGTGCTCTTTGTTGTAAACTACAAGTGCTTTGTGTTTTGTTTTAAAATTTTCAAACGTTCGTTTTCATTTTTTATGTAATTTAATAACATACTAACGTAAACTTCCCTTTCCCAAGGTATCATATTTTCTAATTCTGATAAACTGTATTTGTGATGTTGCATAAGAGAAAAATTTAATGAAAAATAATTTATTAAACTGTCTTGGGAAAGGGTTATACGAAAAAATTTTGTAAGCCTTGTATCTTAGAAAAATTATGATGTTTGCAATGGGGACAATCGCTTTCAATTTTTTGAACAATTTTTGGAGACTTAATAAAAAATTGTTCTATTTTAGTAAACTGTTCTTTGGTTAATGAGTAAAGAAATTCTTCAAGTTCTTTTGGATCTTGTTCTCTTGCTTCATAGTATTGATCAGCATCAAATACACCAACTATACTTTTCTTTACAAGATCAAATATGTCTTCGTTCTTTTTAGAATTAAAAAGTTTAA